CTTCTCGGCCTTCGGTTCGGGCTTCTCGGCCTTCGGTTTCGGTTCGAGTAGCTTCTTCTTCGCTTCGACCTCTTCATCGGTGAAGAGTTTCGAGGCAAAGGACATCCCGTTCGGAAGTCCGCGCTTCTTCACGAACACCTCCTCTTGGGCATCATTGAACTCCGCAGGCGAGAGATCACGGCCCATGTAGATGAATTGATTGTCGAAGACAGGGGATTGAAGAAATGGACCCAGGCGAGGACTCGCAAAGCGACTGATCCGGCCGGAGATATAGATAATTGCTCGCATGAGTAAAAAATGGGAAAGGGATTAGGCCGGGCTCCCTGAAGAGCCCGGCCTAAATTGGGTGGATCAACTCACTGTCGGGAAGTTCAGGCCCGGATAGGTGATAGCGTGTTCGAGGCGAACAACCGCAGGTTGACGTTCGAGACGGTCCTCACGGATCTTCTGACCGAAGATCGAGGTGATGAACCGGTCGGTGATGAAGCCGCCCTCGTGGGTTTGTTGGCTCCGATGACCGCGATACTTGCCGTAACCGCGCATTGCAGCCATGCGGCCGAGCATCAGAGTCGTTCCGATCGGCACTCCCTTGGAGTTGCAAGGAATCACCAGCGATCCAGAAGGGTGAGCATCGGTGTGCTTGCCACTCCAGACTCCGGTATCCCAAGTGACATCACCCAAGGTAGTGACTGCTTGGCCGGAGGCCGCGGCCGCGAGGCGATTGACGATGGTGATCTTGTTGCCGTCGTTCCCCGTGGTGTAGGAATACATGCCCATCTTGCCAGCATCCGCACCGGTGAGGTTGTAGATGAGGAAGTAGCGCACGTCAGTCGCCGGGGTGATTGCTCCTTGGCCGATGAAGTTGTAAGCGTAGTTCGGGAAATACTTGAAGTATTTCTTCTTCGTCAGGGCTCCGTTTGCCGCTGTCCCGCCACCAGTGATGTCGATGGCAGTCGTGCCGGCCGTAACCGCAGTGCCGAGGTAGGCCTTGGGGTTCATGAACGAGCCCACCGCGCCAACGCCATCGTGATCGATTGGGTTGTAGGGTGTGATGCAGTGGCCATCGATGCAGTTGTAACCACCCTCGAAGAGAGAGTTGTTCTTTCCGCGAACGTCAGCGTTCTGAAGGAGGGTCTTGTAATCAGGATCCGCCTTGAGCGAGAGGAGGCCGGCCTCGGTTGCGATCACCGAGTTGCCCCACACTGGAGCTTTGCCGCGCTTGCTCAGGTTGGCAGGAAGCCCGCCCTTCGGTTTCATCGACTGACCCATAACCACCACTTCATCCCAGACAAGGACATCGGCAGACGTGAGGGTGTCGCGAGTCTTGCCGTTGGCATAGAGCACGTTGTCAGACTGAAGCTGAAGGTGGAACATGCCGAAGAGTTGCTCACTCTTCAAGCGGCCGAGCCATTTACCAAGTTCGACGTTGAAGCCGGACTTGATCTCACCGCGCATCCCCATGAGCTCTTCCATGCGCTCGGTGTAGCGGGTTGCGTGACGGACCCAATCGACAATCAGATCGTAGTCATTGATGAGAGCGTCCTCGAAGTCATCAGGTGACTCGAAGAGTTCTTCGCCAATGTGCGGCTCGTCATAGAAACCGGACATATTCGTGAACGTGATCTTCTGACCACGGCCTTTCGAGGTGTCGGTTTTGACGCGAATTAGCGCCTTGTTGGACTTGGACTCCATTGAAGCAAAGAAGTCTTCAGTCTGTTCGGCGATGAGCAAACCCTTATTCCAGAGCTTGCGGACGGAGTTCGGCGCGAGAGCGGCGAGCGAATCGCCGGTGTTCGGCGATGAGAAATCAAAGTTAGGCATGATTTTGGTTGGTTAAACGGTTGAGTGTGGACGTTACATCCACGTTGAAACCGCTCTACCGACTTAATCAGGCCGATTTGGATACTTCTGAGATCTTCAATCCTCGGCGCCTACGAATTCCTCGTAGTCATCCAACGAACCGATCCCGTCAATATCGTCATCGACTTTCGCAGTCGGTGTAGCGGGTGATGCGGAGCGGGCTGAGCCCCTCGCGGGTTGGTGGATGGGGCGTCGAGATCCTTTCGCTGCCCTCCCTTTTGCCGGCTTGGCCTTCGGATCTGCCGGAGCAATTCCAAGGGTGTTTGCCGCCATTTGGGCGAGCTTGAATGGCTTGTCGGGATCAAAGAAGAGTTCGTTTCCAGTTGACTTGAGCCGCTGGTCAATCGCCTCCATTTCCTTTACGAGCGCCGAACTTGCATCCGTCGTGTCAGGGTAATATCGGACAGCTTGATTTTGCGAATCTGTGACCTGGGAGTTGAACTTCTGCTCCTCCTGCTGAGCGCGGGAGGCATCGGTGACTTTCAGATCGTCAATCTCGTCTCTGAGATTCTCAATCTTTTCAAAGATTTCCGCAGCATCGTCTAGTTCGACGTTCTGCATGGCCTCCTTGTGTTGCCGCCGTAGGTCCAGAAGTTCTTCACGGGCCGTCGCAACAGTGCGCGGTTCTTCGGCCTCGGGGGCATCATCGCCTCCAGCCTCGGGGTCGTCGTCCTGTTTCTGGCCTTTGAAAATCTCCGCAGCTTCGAGCAGGGAAATGCCCTTCGCTTTCGCGATGGAGGCAACTGCCTGATCTTCATCGGACTTGAATCGGAATCGTGAGGATGTCGTCGGTGGGGGATTCTCTCCGCCCTCGTCATCGGCCTCGTCGGACTCTTCTTCTTCCGAATCTTCGGTAGATTCTGGCTCTTCTTGATCCTTACCCTCGTCTTCTTCCTCTTCGGCACTGGACTCGTTGTGCTGATCGTCGTCCTCATCGGCGGATTCCTCCTGCAATGGGCCTTCGTTCTTCACTCCTTCCAGTTCCTCGTAGTAGTCTTCGAGAGTACTCGCCCCAATATCCTCGGGGTCATGCGATACGGCTTCTTCCGAAGCTGGATCGCCCGGCAGTTCCACTTCAAAATCGGATTCCTCCTGATCGTTAGGGGTGGTCATCTGAATTGATATTCCGGCAACCTTTACGTTTTGTCAACAGGGTGACGGGATGATAAAACTCCCTCGATGAGCGACGAGCCAATCAATCCCGGTTTCCCTGACGCATTTCAGGACGCGAAACTGATGCAGCACGATCAACGACTGGGAGCGATCGAGCGTCTGCTTCAGCCCTACTCGGAGCGAAGGATCGGGAGCTTGCTGGATAATGGCGATGTTCGGATCTTCGATGTATTGGCCAAGGTCGGCGGAACAGGGGGAGGGTTGAAAGTCCTCCCTCCGTTGTCTCCCAGTTTCAGGCTCAAGGATGAGAAGTTGGTCGTCAGCGTCATCCCTCACGTTTTCCTCACTCCTGATGTTGGCGGGCGCCTGCTCGGGATCGTCCCTACGTTGGAAGGGAAACCGATCGATGCGGATCCAATCCCCGAAACGGCACTGAAGGATGGCAAGTGGTTCCAGATCCTCTATGTGTCCCCCGGCAAAGCGAAGATCGAGTTCGCTGAAAGCATTCCGAGTCGGCCGGATCGATTTGAGACCCAAGAAATCGTTCTTCTTTCTGAGTTCGACGTGATCGAGCAGGCCGTAGAGAACCTGAAGAACTACGCCGGTGCCCTGCCGCTGGAAACCCGGCGCCCCCCCGGATTCGCTCCGCTGACGTGGTTCAATACGGAAACCGAACGCTGGGAGTGCAAAATCGTCACTGGCCATATCCGCGACATGAGATCGGCCGATGCTTCGACCCAGGATGTAAACTGGTTCCATGAGGTGAAAGCCAACGATATTGCGTGGCTCCGTATCCGTTGCGGTGCTGACGGAGATTCCCCGTATGGGTCTGTTCTGATCCAAGAAGAGGCAGATGATCCCCAAGACTTCAAACCCGATCTGAGCGATCAAGCTCCTCAGAGCGGCGAGGTATGGGTGAAGCTCTTTTCCTTCAAGTTGGACGAGGACCGTCTCTACCCGAAGATTGAATGGCAGGGGGATATCCCATGGTGGCCTCAGTCGTTCCAAAACCTCGGAGGGGATGCGGAACTTCTGAGCGCGACGGGGGAGCAATCAGGCAAGCTCAAGGTCCGAGGGGTGAGTGGAGGAACCTCGGAAGAGCCTACGGGATCATGTATTGAAGAGTTTCAAGTGATGGCCGAACAACGGGCCAACGATGTGCTGCTCCGAGCATTCGCCCCTGCAAGTTGGGAGTGCATCGAGTTGAAGGTGTGCATCGATGGATACCCTCAGACCAAGCGATTCATCGTGCTCCCTGATGCAGCCGAACCTGAAGCCTAGATCTCATGGCCACTCTGATACAACCAATCACGATTGACGGAAGTGATTACTGCTGTTCGGCCGATGGGTGCCGAAGGACTGAAGCCATCATCGATGGGGATGCTCGAGAGTCGGCCGCAAACGAATGGACGCTACTTGAGGCTCAAGGTTCCCCCCCCATCTATGACACCTCGCGCACTTACGCCGGATCGGTGAAGTTCGGGATCTGCTGTGGATCCACCCTCACTTTGGCCATTTCTGGCCAGATCGAGACCAAGGATAACGGTTTCGACTGGTTGAGGGTGACTCTCAATCCCGGAAAAGTAGGGGAGATCGAGCTCTACTACCGGGAATCGCAAGAGCCAGAGGGAGACCCTGATGATCCGGCTGCAACGGAATCGATCGAATTGATCGAGATCCCCACCGGTCTGGAGGAACGCCCATGCGGGCATATCCTCCTGATCGAGTCATCCACTGGGGATTTGAGTGCCAACAACGATATTTGGTGGAAGGTTGGAGTCTCAATCACCTGACTGAAACCCCATTTCCGGAAGACTGTCTCCCCGATTGAATCCGGCTCCGTTCAGGATCCTCTCATGGGAGTTCTTCTCTTCTCCCACCAGCGACAAGGCCTTGAGAATACCAAGACGGAGGACTCGCTTGTGTTCGCGCTTCTCGGGAGAAAGCTCATCGTGCAGCACCTCATTGGCGAGGATGTCGCTCTGCTTGGTCAATTCCTTGAGATACCAAGAGGAGAACTCGGGGCATTTCTCAAGCTCATCGATCGCCGATAGCGTTTCCGCACTGAACTTGAGGAGTCGTTGCTGTTCCTGTGAGAGTTGGGACATTAGAGGTTCGGTTCAGATTTGCGTTGCTGCCCAGCCGCGGCCTGCGCCATTCCGGCTGCATCCATCGGGCCTGCTCCCATGGCTAGATTGGCCGGGATCGGTGAAATGATGGTATCGACGTTGGAAACCTGCAAGGCCTTGAGCATTTGCCGGTAGAGATCGGCCGTCTGCTGTTGGACGAATGGATCTTGAGCGTAGTATCGCTCCACGAGTTCAGTCGCTCGGACTGAACTTTCCATGATCTGCTCGCCGCGGTAGCGAGTGAGCAGGATCCGGGCATCGAGATCGAGATCGGCAATGTCCGCGGGATCGATTTCGACCAATCCCTCGGCACCTTCGCCCTCTACTCCGTCCTCAGTGATCTCCCCGGTCTCGAAGTAGCGATACACCTCCATCTGATCGAGGTTGGTGAAAAGCAATCGAACCTGTTTCTTGAGCGTGTCGCTCACTCCCGGCTCCAAGTGTCCGAGATACAGGCTGAAGAGTTCCTGCCCTGATTTCTCAATGTTCCGCACTCCGGTCGCCAATTCAGCCGAATCGAGGCCGGCAAACTGGGAATCATTGGCATTGGCAACTCCGCTCTCATTGGTGGCGAGTTGGATGAAGAACTCCATGAACTGCTGTTGCTGTCCTTCCTTGTTGTTCTCCAGATAGACCGAACTCAAGCAATCCTCCGCCTGCTTACCTGGGGCCGGGGTGTAGGTTCCTCCCCAGTTCAGCCCCAAGTGAGGGTTGCTCCGGCCTTCGAGGGTGTTGTGAGGATTCCAGAAATCGACTCGGGCCGATCGCGAGTTGCCGAAGTTCCACCGGTTGATTGTCAGATCGATGATCTGCTGAGTGGTCTCGAACATTTCCATTGCCCCGATCCCATACCACCGGCCGGGAACCTCGTTGACTCGAACCACGGAGAAAGGCCGGAGTCCGTCAGGTGTCACGTTGGGAGCGTAGTCGTAGAAGATGGGCACTCCGCTGTTCCGATCCACCACGAGCATGATCTCCTCCATCATCCCGTCGCCATCGGCATCATACCGCAGCCAGATTTCCGCGATCGAAGCAATAGCCCGATCTTGGCCGGCCCGAGCAGTGGCGGAGTCGTCGTCATTGTCGTCTCCGTTCTGCGCGTTCTTCGGGCCTCCGCCTTCGGTCGCGAGTTCCCGGATCATTTCGATGGCCTTCCGGGTCGCATCGATACCGCCAGCTCCGGTTTCGTTTTCCTGCTCCTTCCTCCACTGATCGGCGAGATCCATCACCGGCATGTCGTAGAGATGAACGCAGCAATCCGCCTCTTGAACGGTTGGAGCATCGAGGGGACAGAGAAAATCGAGGAAATGAACCACGTCGGCTTTTGGCCCAGCGTAATGGGTCATTCTTCGCTCGATCAACTTTGTATCCCACAAGGGCTCGTCGGGTTTCGGAGTCTGACCGTCCCGCTTCAGGACGAGCATGGACTGGCCCACTTGCTCTCCCGTCACTTCATCGATCACAATCTTCTCATACCAGAGATCGGTCGGGAGAATGTAGTCCCCATCGGCTCCCAGTATGTCGGCTCCGGCCTCATCCACCAAAACCGTCGCGTGAGTCCGATAAATCTGCTCGTCGCGATTCCACGTCGTCTTTTCGACGGCCTCGCCGACCACAAACGCCCGCTCAATACCGAGTTCGAGCTTCCGCTTCACACCACCCTGATCGAGTTTCCACCGGAAATACCTATCCGCTTTGTCGGCGCGCTTTTTGTCCGCTTCCCCCACCGGGTAGATCGCGAACCATGGGTCAGTGCTGAAGTAGTAGTTCACCGCTCGGGCCGTCATCTGCCGGGTGATCTTCCGGGCCAAGGGCACCACCAGATTGGATTCGGCGAAGATCCCGCCAAGGATGACAGAACGGTGCTCAACATCGTTTTGATACACCAAGTCGTAGAGCTTCCGCTTGCCCATCCACGTACGCTCCGTCCGATTCGTCCCAAGTGGATCCTCCTGATCCGCATCATGCTCACCATTCAACCACCAGTCCCCAGTCCCCGTTCTGCTCCGTCCGGTCTCGTCTTCAAGTTCTTCCAGGCGCTTTAGCGCATGCTCGATGAGTTCATCCTCCTGATCTCGAGTCAGAACGTAGGAGGTGGGAAAGGGCATGCGCGGGGTATTGGCCCCAGTCTCCTCCCCGGAGGGGTGTTCTTCCTTGTCGATGATGCGTTCCAGTTGTTCTTCCATGATGGTTATTTGGCGTTACGCCATGAGGGGTTGCGATAGAGGATTTTTCGGGCATCTGCCCGGCCTTCAGATAGGGCTTTCTTGAGTCGATCGATGTCGTCGGGGCCGGGATTGTCGAAGTTGAACCGCTCACGTTTTAGCAACGCTTCGCCCCGTCGTCCCGCGATTTCCGTGAATTTGGAATACTGGGCCGATGTCATCTTCTTCGATTCTTTCGTAACCGGGTCCGTCCAGCGTTTCGGAGCACCTTGAGGGAAGTAGGCCTTCAACTCAGCTTCTTCGTCGTCGCTCGGATGCTTCTGAGCGTAGCGATAGATCATCTGGTCATACCGGTTGTCCTCGGATGTTCCCATTTCAGTGAAGTCGAAGATCCGCTGAACGGAGCTTCCGTCCTTCTTCACCTCTTCACCGTAGATATCATGCCTCGGAGCCCCCTTGCCATGCGGCCAGAGTTCGTACGAGAGGAGATCGAGGAATTCATCGGGCTTCTCCCTGAATACCGGGTCAGTCTCCCTGACCGGTTGACGGATGAAGTTCGGAACGATCACTCCAACCCGGCCGGCCACGAACTTGGACAGATCCGAATCGCCTTCAGAGAGTCGGTAGAGATCGGAAACTCCGCGAAGGAACGTCTTGTCCGTCATCTGGCTCTTGAGCGAGTTGAGGATCTTGCCAGTCGATTCGTCCATGCTCTGTTGCCCTCGCTTGCTCCGCTTGATTTCCCGCACGGTGTCGATTGTCGCACCAAGCACGGTTGCGAAGGGTTCGAGCCTCCCGTAGCTGAAGCTGAAGCGTGATCCATTCGGCAGGCGCATCGACACCTCGAAGGGGCCGAGGCCCATCCGATAACCTAGATCTCGCTCGCCTCGCTTGGTCTGGTTCCACGGTTTCGATCCGGTAATCAGGATGGGTTTGTCGAGGTCGTCCTCGTCGCCCTCTCCCATACCGAGCACCATGAAGAGGAGCAGGGCGCCTTGTGCCTGCTGGGATAGACGCTCCACGATCTCCGCTTTCTCCCCGCGGGCATTCAGCGTCCATTTCCCGTTCTCCATCCGGAGGTTTCGGGCGAACAATACTCCGATGTCGAAGAGGGAAACCGGGTTGAGCGTACGGCGAACACCTGACCTGATGATGTTGAACGGAACTCGCTGGAAGGGGAAGAAGAGCAAACGGGCCGCGAGCAACCCGGCCTTCGCCGCCATCGAGTCAGTTTCTTGAGACAACGCACTCGCCAGCTTGCCGGCGCCAAACCCAACAACATCCCCGATACCCTTGATCGGCTCTTTCTTGCCAGTCGCGATATTCATCTGACCGGGCAGGGCATTGGTGAACGTGCGCTCGTAGGCCTTCTGCGCGGCCATCTGCCACGCCACGCTCCCTTGAGTATTCACCAGTTCCTTGAGCTTCACGTCGAACTCCGGCGTTCCCGGCTTGAGACCAAGTTCCCGCGCAATCCGGTAGGCCATCGCGCCCACTTCGGAACAGGCCACCATCGTCTTCACCATTTCATCCGTCGCGAGGAGGATGCGACTTGGAATCCGGATGATCCGGCCTTTCTTCCCACTGATCGAGGATGACCCATAGACCGATCGGCCTTCAAAGATCGCTTCGAGGTCGGGAGACTTGCCAAGCACGTCTTCCTCGAAGACCGGCATTTCAGATCCCCAGGTTGCCGCTGCATTCGTCCATGCGCGAGCCAGCATCGGCCCCATCGCTTTGACGATGTATTTCGCTTCTCCCATGCTCGCCGCCCGCTTCTCCCTGAAGAGCGCGTTGACTGCCGACTCGATCGACCGGCCTACCGTGGCCTCCCACATGGCGGGGATCAAGGTGGTCGCGTTGACCGTCATCGTCTGAATTCCTGAGAGGATGCTCGAATAGTAGTATTCGGCGCCTTTGTCCAAATAGTCGGCATCGAGGGAGGCAATCGTGCGCGCAATCATCATGACCTGCTGCCGATCACTGATATCAAAACGGTAATCATCGACGGCATCTTCATTCTGAAGAACTCCGCCAACGTCGGTCCCATACTTCGCGAGGATCTTGTTGATCGCCGCGATTTCCTTCAAGGCCTTGACCTGCTGTTTGCTCTCGAGCTTGTCGATTTTACCCACGGCGCCGGCGAGGGCTCTGATCGCTTCCACTCGTCGGATGATCTCGGCCCGGTCCTTGGTGTCGAAGTCGTAGCTCTCCAGACCCTCAGTGAACTCCGGCCGGCTCCAATTTACCTTTTTGGGATCCTGCTTTTTCTTCTTCTTCTTCTTGCGAGGCTTGGCCTTGGCCGTGAGGTAGTCGCCATTCAACCCAAACCCTACATCAAGGATCCGCTCGAGTTCGGCATCCACGGCCGCTGCATCCAATGGCGCCGCTGAAAGTCCGTCGCGCTTCACTTGGTCGCGAATGTCTTCGAGCTTCATGCCCGACTCCACCATCGTCCGGATCTTCGCTCTGAGCTTGTCGCGAACTTCCATGCGGAGTTCCTCAATGCGTTTATCCGAGAGGCCGGTCGCCTTCCGAATGCGAGCGAGCGGGTTCGCTTTCTGGATCATCCGGAGCGCCGTGCGCTCGGCCTGCTGGTAATCCTTGAGAGTGTCCCTGAATACCTTCGCCCCCTTCAGGGAAAGATAGACGTGCCCGCCTGTGATCTGGTCGATCGAGACTCCCATCTTCTTGAGTGCCTTGTCGATCTTCGCCAGCCGCTTCTTAATCTCGCCTCTGACGAGTTCGCGGGATTCCGCCGGGGTCTTTGATCTTCCCTCTATCGAGGCCATAACTCTTGCAGGAATCTCGTAGAGTGCTCCTGAAATGTAGGCTCTGTGACGTTCAGCCGGCGTTTTGAATGGGTCGGTCCCCGCGGCCAATACTCGCGCTTGGTTCGATCGAGCTTCCCGATACCCGTGCATCAACACGCCAGCATCCGCGTGAGCGTCGAAGTCATCACCGGCCTGCTTCATCATCGACTCCATGACGATACGAGCGGCGACCACGTTTTCAGGCCTCACTGCTCCAGGGTTGTCACCATAGGCCAGTTCCAACCACTGCTCGCGAACGGATTCAGGGTCTTGAGCCAATCGCTTGCCCTCCTTCTCCCATTGAGCCTTTTCCTCACGGTGCTTGGTGTGCTTCCGCATCTGATCGACAAGATCGACCTTTTCCCGGACTGACTCATCGCCCGAAATGCTCGCGAGGTCAGGACTGCCGGCAACCTTGCCTTCCTCCTTGAATGCCTCCTGCTCTTTCTTCGTCTGCTCCTTGATCGGATCGCCCGCCATCTGAGAGCGTCCACGTTCCGTCAACTTCTTGGAGTTCTGCTTCCCTTCGTTGA